GCATTCTTCAGAACTCTGGTGTTACCAGATAAGACGCTACGTAGGAATCAGTTTCTTAAGGTTCTTCTCGAATAGAGATAGGCCCTAAAATTCCGACCGCTCGTAAGGTCCACGTACTCGGTCTGCCAATAATCTCCGGCAGACCTGTGCGATTTACCTACAGTGAAAGTGATCTTATCAACTAACACTGCAAATCGACTTCCAACATCTTTAACCAAGAGAGGAGAACAATCCCAAGGCGACTGACATTGGGGCGCCTCCGACAAAGGATCCATAAGTTTGCGGAAATTAAAATGCCGCCACTTTTCGACCTTAATCGGAACAGACCGGAATACAAGCCTGTTGTAACTCCACCTACCATCTTTACGTTTACCCCACTTTTTAAAGTCGGGAGAATGGAGGTAAGAAGCAAAATCCTCATCCGAGATAGGGCCCACGAATACACAATAATTTTTGGGTATCCATGATCTAACCTTTTCAAGAACGAGTCCTTCACCTGGCTCGAAGCCAAAATAAGTGCATAGCATCCTCTGGAACCTATTATGGTCCACATAAAGATCCATTACACTCTCAGGCTTCTTTGTCAAAGTTACAGGACGTACTAAGTACCCTTGAAACCAGTCGGTTCCGCAGCTCTCCTTGACGATGCCCGTTTTAAAGGACTTATCAAGGTTCACCGAGAAGCCGGCACAATGGAGGATTTTGACAACCGAGTCATAGTACTTTTCAGGCACTATGAGATCATCACCATAAACGGCGAAATCTTTTACAGGATTGACAGAACCCTGCTCTACCTTTAGCACCCCAAAAACAAGGGATGCGAAGATAAGGCTTTCAAGTACAAAGGTGTAACCGTTCCCCATAGACGAGATTTTCTCGTACTGTAATTTGCCATGTCCCTTAATAAATCCAGAAGGGCTACGCAACTTCAGTAGGAACGAATTCCACTCACTAGGCAAAAGCATCTCACAAATCTTTAATGAGACACTATCAGAGGCAGCAGAGAGATCGATAGTTGAATAACGATTCGATACTCCGAGCTCTGACCCTAATGAAGCCATAACCTGATTCTTTGTTTGGGAGTCAAGGTCAATATCATAACGCTTCAAGCGTCTTCTGATAAAACCATCTACGCCCAATTGGAGTCTCAGATTCAACAAAGGCTCAATTGCGATTGACCGATCTACGGTCGAATCTTTCGGTACAAAGCCGATACGGTTCCCATCTACTAACTCAAACACGTCAGACCAAAACACTCTCATATTAAGAGGGTAATGTTGGGGTATGCTTTTCCTTATCCTATAGGATTCGGTTAACGCACCCATCCAACGTGCATCACTTTCGATTAGAAACCGAGCATATGCGGCACAACCTGGTGTAACAGTATACGGCCACTTCGCGTACTTAAAATATTGCGAAGTTGACCCATTACCATTCAGTGTTGCACCTGGGCCAAAACGGGCCCATGGAACGAGCATCTTAAAGTCCGGTTTATCACCAAGCACAGATTTACAAAACGACTGTGCATGGGTGAGTACGTCGGCTACCCATCCTCCATTTGCTGCAATACGTAGATAACCACCATGGTTAAATTCGTAGCAAGCCGTTTCAGCCTGTAGAAACTTCTTTAAGGCTAAATCACGTCTTGCCTGAGCATCTGAGGGGAAAAGGTATTTCTTCAAGAGTCCTGCGAGAACCCTTCTTGCACGTACAGTTGAAACGTTCAAGTCGGGAAATTCGGAGGTAATACACTGTAACCCCCATACCTCACTAAGGAGCCGTAAAGCGCTCACATCTCTATCTCTGATTATCTGAGACACGAGATCTGCATCATCTGCACTTAGTGAACCCACAGAAACAAGATCCTTCACAAGAGCGCCCATAACTATCCAAGGATAGTTTTCGGGCACATTAACCTTACGACAACTTTCTGTAAGGCTAGACGAAGTCTTTTTCCCTTTAACAATTTTCATGTTAAAACTCTCCGTTTTAGAGGTTTAGCGTGCGAATGTTACTGTATGGGCATAATCTCAATACGAGCAGTTATTAGTACGCTCATAATAGCTATGCTCGTGTAAACGATGATAAGTCCAATGCCTTTAAACACTGGTCTATACCTCGCCGTTGGTGAACAGCCGTACCATAAGGTCACGGTTGTAAATCAACGCTTTCACGCGTTCCTCCACATGGAGGATGTCGGCAGCCGAGGCACCGACAGGAATGGACGCCGAGAGCTCATAGATAATCGGTGAGCGGGTGGTAACACCTGTGGGCGTTTCCACTTCAACATCCAGACTGAACTTCGCCGCGGATTTCTGGACCCCATAGAAAATCGATGTGGGTTTGGGAAGCGTACGGTAGAAGGTCAGGGTATCTCGCAACACGGTCGTGTGACCTGGTGCGTGATAGAGGCTGCGATTTGAGAATCTATCGAAATTGGAGTAGATCTCATCTGCAGCTTCGCCAACGCCAGTTCCATCGGCGTCAACGCTTAGAGTAATGTCTGCTGGTTGTGTCATAACGTTTGTCCTTCCGGCCGCTAAACTCTAGTCCTGCGTATTAGTGGGTAAGACCCACCAAAAAACACATTCTTAGATAATGCAGCCAAGTCAAGTAGTTTTGCGACGTTAAGTCGCAGTGTGAAGGTAGGTAATGTATACCTATCCGTATGAGGGGTACGTACCGTGTGCTGGGAGTATTTCATCACCGGCCCATCAAACCATCCTGCTATGCCAGATTCTGTGACTCTATATGTACCTGAGTCAAGTCTTGCGACATATGAAGGATTAAGGCACATACCCGAAAGATTGGACACCCTTGTACAAGTCGTTTTAACCTTGTACCAGGAGGCACGGGGTGACAATCCCGCGTTTGGCGTCCATGCAGCTAATGTGTCACCGACATTGAAGAACCAGTCGATGACAAACGAGTATGGAACTAAGTCCCACATAGACTCTGCGATACTTTGCAGGCCCCAAGGGTCCAGTGAATCATAATCGACTTCACAGAGAACCCCAGCTCGTATCTCAACCTTAACATCACATGACCGGGAAAGCGTAAAATCAAACGCTCGCCAGGAACTATCTTCAACAAAGGTCGTAACCTTAGTGTCAGACGTATGTGATACTAGGTCTTGTCTGCCCCTGTACGTATGACGTTGAAGCCGAGCCTCTTTAAAGAAGGCTTTTAAAGCTCCCATCATGTCATAGTACAAAGGACGCAGACCGTACCGAACTTCTAGGTGACGATCTGCCAGTGCATCAAGAGTAAACTCGTCTTTGATTTCGCGCCAAGCACGCTTCGCTTCACGGGAACCTAGATCACCAAGTTGTGATTTTAGTTTCGTGAGTTGAAGCTTCTTAACGTTTCTCGCGAATTTGTAAACCCTTCTACTGACGTCAAATAAACCTTTAACAGTTTTCTCTGACTCCAGTACTGATACCAAGGCTGAGATCTCCGAAGAGTCTATACTCGCCCATGCATCAGTCACTGCAACTGAGACTGCCTGATCTATTGCTGCGGTAATATCAGGCGGTTCGAGAAACAAGCCCCCATTCCATACAATACGGGAAGGTTTTCTATATCCCGTGTAAGTAAGGATTTGAGAGTCGCCCCAACGCTTAGGATAACATTCTCTCTTTTGGAGTGTGATCCTTCCTTCAATTCCCAATCCTGGGGTATACTCCAGGGTTTGTATGTTACTATAGGGATTATTAATAATTAATCCTTTAGCAACCATTTTCTGGAAATTGTCGGTGACAATGTCTTCAGTTGTCTCCTCACCATAACCCGAAACAAACACTTCCGTAAAAGGTTGTGTACCGGATAGTGGTAGGGGCGAACCGTTACATTGCCCTGGATAGTAGAGTTTCCTCATACCATCCTCCACCGATGTACTGGTGTGTAACACTCGCGTACGGGTACGAGCTTGCTGCTCCATATTCTGCCTCCTTGAGGCACGAGAATATGGGGTGCAAATCTACCTGCCTCTCGGCTGATTATGCACCACTGGCCTAAAATAGGCTATGAAGGGAGATCTATAGATCTCTTGGAGACCCTTAGGGGTCTCCC